AAACAGACTGCACGTGTGGAAACAGTTCCTTTTTATTATGTGTCTTCCTCTTCCACTTACATTCCGGTTTCTGATACGGGGCAACAGGGGCAGGTAACTGCCGCCAATACTACGGTTATTAAGAATGTAGTTACGAATATCAGTAACACCGTGAGTAATATCAGTAATCAGATTACTACTTCTACCACTACGATCACGAATGCTGTTAACAATGTTGCGAATCAGGTAACCGGTTCTATTAATTCGCAGACAAATACTCTTTCAGACAAGATACAGGGGCAAACGAATACGATTACAAATAATCAGAATCAAAATACCGATAAGGTTATAAAGAATCAGGATGAGAATACTGATAAGGTTGTAAAAAATCAGGATAAGAATACCGACAAACTTACTAAAAACCAGGACGAAAATACGAATAAGGTTACGGAAAAACTTGAAGATGTGAAAACCGGAATCATAAGCGGAATTATTGAAGGGCTGAAGAACCTGTTTATTCCGTCCGAAGATTTTTTTAAAAGCTATTTTGATGATTTGTATTCATGGTTTGGGGAAAGACTTGGCTTTCTATCTTTCCCGATCGACCTGCTTGTGGAGTTGTCGGAAATGTTCCTTGGCTCCTCTTCCACTGATTGTATTCTTATTCTTCCCAGTTTCTCTATATCCGGCTTCAAGTTATGGGAAGAATCCTCTTTTAATTTGACGTCATTTCTGAATGAGAACTTTAAGTTTGTATTAGATGCTATTAAGCTAGGTACAAGTGTTATTCTTGTTTTTAATTTTATTCATCTGTGTGAGCGAAAATGGGAGGAGGTTATGATGAATTGATAGTAGAAAGTATTTTAAACCTCTTCTCTTCTGCCCTGAAACTTATTTTTGGCTGGATATCTCTCCCGGAGCTTCCCGCTGAAATATCATCCGTAGTGAATCAGTTAATCGAATATATGAAATCCGGGATGTGTTTTGTATTCCTTTTCTTTAGCATTGATTTGATTCGTATTATGTTGCCGCTGGTGATTGTGGTTG